TTGTTCCAAATCTCAAACACCTTGGCTTTTTTGTCATAGGTGTTCTTGGCGGTCATTGGATTTTTGGCATCCATGTCCGTGTTGCTACTGTCTAGGCCCACGTTCTTGAAGACATCGCCAAAACGCTCAATGCCCTCATCTTTGGTCATGTAGACGGCGCGGGACACCCACCAAACCTCGTCCCATGTGCGGGCAGGGCTATGCAAAAAGTCTGTCCAATAGACGTAATCGATGGGGCTATGCGCCGCATCAATGCGCTCGGTTGGCTCTTCTTGGGTGTTGTAAACCTGTGCCTCGCCTGGCTCTTCCATCATGGCTTCGCCCATTTCGGGTTGCTCATTGACAATCACCGGCTCATAGCGAATCCATACCGTACCACGCCCAGGCAGCAATCGGTCTTGAACCGCGCCACGCATAGCTTGGTCAAAGTCGCCAAACTGCATGGTTTCGTACTCCATGACCCGTTCCAGCATCGTGGATGCCAGCCGACCAACAGGGTCTTGATCCATGTAACGGCGGGAAACTTCGGGCTTGGCTTGCCTGCCGTACAGCGCAGGAAACAGCACTTGGATGTTTGACCACAGGATGTTGTAGCGAACACGGGGCATTTCTACCGCATCGCGCTCATCCCGATAACGCTTGACAATTTTGTGACCGCGCTTTTCCCATTTGTCAAAGACCTTTTGCGCCGCTTCGATTTGGTCGTGCCAATACGGGCCAGGGTCATCGCCCTCGTATGCACCCATTTCTTCGTAGGCCATTAGTTACCCGATGCAAAGAAGAATGTCACATCCATTATGCCGCCTTCGGTAAAGTAAAGGCTTGATCCGATGTTTGCAGGGAACCGATGAAATCCAATGGCGGGTGTAATTGTTCCCGACACAACCGTGCCGCTTGCGCCGCCATCAGTCAACACCATAGTGCCTGCTGTGGTGCTGTTGACGTAAAAGCCGATCAATTGGCATGGGCCGGTCGATACCGCCCCTGTTGCCGTCATGTTTTTGTAAGCACCTACTTCTGCAACTGGCTGGCTCATATTCGTTCTCCACGATGGTGTTGAGTGTCATATTCCCACAACTCATCCAATGTGATGGTTTGCAGGGTCTTGCCCTTGGGCGGCGTTTGATCTCTTGCCTCTTGCCTGTAGGCGACTGCAAGCATTCTAAAGGCATCCGCTGGGTGTGAACACCAATCATGGCGGGGATTTTGTCGAAATGCCTTTTTGTCTTCGTCGTATTCCCGCTGATATTGGCGCAATGCCTCCAGCCCATCCTCACAGCTTGGGTCGAAATAGCACTTAGGCAGCACCATCCTGACCGCCTGGATGCCATCTTGGATGCCAATCTCAGGCACGATTGCCAGCTTGCTCATGCCGCCAAGGTGAGCCGCAAGCTGTTCTACGATGGATTTGCCGCCTGATGCCAGCGTCTTTGCCCGTGCGTCATGCGGTAGGTAGTGCTTGGTGTACCGGTAGCCCTTGTCGATGACCACTTGGGCTATGTCCTCAATGCCTGCGCCGCTGACGGCGTAGTAGTCCATGACCCTAATCTCGCCGCGCACCACCTGATAAAACCATATTGCCGTGTCATCGCGGTAACCTAAATCCCATGCGGTATAGACCGGCGCGTCGACATCAAATGGCAATTCCCTTATCCGGCCTTCGTCCTGCGCCAAGCGCATTTCTTGCCCATAGAAAGCGCCCATGATTGCCGCATCAAAGCTGCATTCATATTCTTGGTCATATTGGTCTTGGCTCAATTGCGCCCGTGCCGCCTCAAGTTCGGAATCAGGCAGGATTTTGCTTACAGTCGCCGGTAGCCGCAGCAGAAACCAATCCGGCGTGTTTTGGCTGACCTTGTAGATGTCGTGAAACTGGTTTTTACCCTTTGGAGTGCCGCCAAATACCGCCCAACCCAGCCGATCGGACAGCGTAGGCCGGATTACATTGCCCCAAACGCTAGGCCGGAAGTCGCCGTATTCGTCAAGATAGACCCCATTGAAACCCATTCCGCGCATGGCATCAGCGTTATCGCCGCCAAACAGCATGATCTTTGCGCCGTTTATCAGTTCCACCATCAGGTCAGATTCATTGCTTGAACTGGTGATTGGCGCGGCGTAATACTTGAGGTAATCCCATGCCACCCGCTTGGCCTGGCTGCGGAACGGGGCAATGTACGCATACTGTGCGCCTCGGTGTCCCTCTGTAATTGCCCGCTTGATCACATCATTGATTGCCGCCACGGTCTTACCGGCTCTTCGGTGTGCAACCAAACATGACCAGCGGGTCGTGCGGTTGTGGAACGGCATAAATGCGTCCCTTGGCGAATACGGCAGGATTATTTCCCGTTTGCCCATGTCACTACCATTTCCACCGGCCCTTGGTCAGCGCCTGTGACTTCAGTTCTTGCCAGCTTGGGCACATGGTATTCCACCACCGATTGGAACAGTTCAAACGCCTTTGCCGGATTGGGCTTGATGTCATGGCTTAGATCGCCATTAGCGACCGTATCAAGCCATTCGGTCAATCTATGGGCATTGTCATTGACGAACAGCGCAATCGCCTCACGCGCCTCTTGCGTTAGCTTGTTGGGCGTTCCTGCCGTGCGACCACCATACTTTGGTCTAGTTTTATTTACTTTAGATTCAGCAATCATATAAAACCCGTTTGTTAAAACTTTGGTTTATAACGCTATTCCGATGGGTAAGGCAAGCGAATGTCGCCTTGAGTGGCAAATGGGTCTTTGCCTTGTTCCATGCGGCTTTGTGCCCACAATTGGGCTTTTCTTGCAATTTCCGGTGTCACTTCGCCAGTCATTCGCAAAAGGTCAATTTCTTGTTTGTTCAAGGTTGGCACAATGAATGGGTGTTCCACATCTTTTCCGTCAAAAGTAGAAACGCCTGAGTATTCGCCCATTGGGTAGCCTTCGGCTGTTTTCATTTCCCCAAAGTAGCCTTTGCCTTTAAGGGTCAGCGGCTCACCAGCTTTGCCCATGCCATAGCGCAGCCCATAGCCATAGCCAGCGGGCTTGTCTGCCAATGCTTGCGCCATCAAGTCGTAATCAGCCATGCGTGTCTTTCATATGAATTAACCCATTGAGCATTCGGCTCTTGGTGTTCATCCACGGTTTACTGTAATCACAATTAGCGTAATGGTCAAATTCGGGAATGCCAAGCGTGTAGTGGGCAATCTTTGTTCGCAAATGGTCGTGTTCGCCTATTAGCACGTTCCATTCCCTTGGCAATTCGCCAATCAATGAGTCGGGCAACCATTGGAATCGGTGCAGTTCCTCGCCGCTGGATTCCTCAATGAATTCCGGTGTCAGCACCTTGTTGCGGTTATGTTCGCAGTTCCACAGTACCACGCTTGACCAGTTTTTCCTTGGATAGTCACCATTGCGGGCTTCCATCGGTGTGCCAATGTACTTCCTTGGGTGTTTGGTCTGATAGTCATGCTTGACCACTTGGACGGCATAGCGCGGGTCAAACAGGCTTTCTAGGTCTTCAATGTCTGCCAGCATAAGCATATCGCTGCCATCCAAAAAGATAGCCTTGCCTTGGTATCCGCACAGAAATGGCACTAGAAACCGCTGATAGGTGAATGCGTTTGTGCCGTCCCGCTGCTTGCCAAATAGTGGCGTAATGCTGACCAGCCCCTTGGTGCGCTCTATAACCGATTGGCAGAATACATGGTAGCCCACGGCTTCCCGAGGGTCGTATCCTGCAAATATGCGGATCATTTGAGGGTCAGTTTGTAAATAGTAGAATCCACCAGCGCGGCGATTTCGTCCACGATGTTTTGCAATTGGCTGTCATCCGGCAGGGCCACGCGATTCTTTTCAATAAACGCTTTCATGCTTGCCATGTACTTTTGCGGGTCTTTGGCGTTGTGAAAGTTCTCGGGGTAATCCTTAATTTTTTCATACCCGCCGTTGTATGCTTCGGCAAATTGGTCGGTCAGTTCAATGATTTCGGTGTAGTACGCGCCCAATGCCATATGCACCGCAAAGCTGTCGGTTGACAAATGCATAAAATGGGTGACCGTGCCGCTGTGCAGCATAGTCGAAATGAAATCTGCAACATTCTTTTTCATAGCGCCACCTCTAAAGCCCCATTGTAAGGCAATGGTACGTCTTTAGGCCATTGTCCGGCGCTTGTCAATGCGTCCACTGTCTTTTGGTGCGCCTGATTCCATAGCTGCTGGCGCTCATTCTTGTCCAAATTTGCGCCTTGGTCAATCTCAAAATGGCAATGCAGGCATAGCGCAGCCACCAAATTATCGTCTGCCTTAATGCCTCGACCCTTGCCGCCACCCCAATTTGTGTGCGCGGCCTGCACCATTTGGCCTGATCCGCAGCATTGACAGTCAAGGCTTGCCACTAGCTTCAGCAGCTTTTTGCTTCTCACGTAGTTGTGTTTTTGTAGCAATTACAGTCTCCAAGGTGGTAAATCGATGCAAGTTGGCGCACTCTATTCGGCGGCGGCGGTTGTTGTCTTGGTCAACACGGCTGTCTTTCACTACAGTCCATGCGCCGCATACTATGCACTTCATTCGTCTACAAAAGCGCGGAATTTCACGCCTTGTTGTGTGCCAAAGGCCGTGGATAACTCTATCAGTTCGGTCATTTCCGGCACGGTCATCTTGCTGGTACGCGCACCAATCACAACAAAGCCGCCTTCAATGCCAGGCACAACCTTTTGTTTTTTAAGCGCGGCGGTCAAA